TTATAAGTAATAGGATCAAAAGCAAAAGCACTGCTTAATGTTTGTGTACGAGATATGCCCATAACACTTCCACCAGACACATATGCTACATAAGCTGTAGAATCTATGTCTTCGCCAGTGATCACATCTTGTAATGAGAATGTGTCATCTGTTAGAACAGTGATGCTATATCTTTTATTCACCAATTCGTCCATGCCACGAGCTGTGGTCATCTCAGGTCCAAGATCAGTTATACGAATTTCCCAACCTGTAGCCATTCCATGAGCTGTTGCTGTTACAACACAAGGATCAGCTTGAGTTATACCTGTAATAGCAGTTCTATAATCAGCTGCTCCACCTGAAGTATTAGCAACGGTAAAACCGTTAGTATCTTCAAATGTAAAGTTAAAGGATGAACCTCCTGTTGCAGAATCTATAACTTGTTGTTGATACGAATCTGTATCAGTAGTTAATGTTCTTATCCAAGTAGATTTAGGAAATCCTCCTGCTGTACCTGTCCAATCAGTTAAATTGTGAACTACAACTTTATCTGGCTGGAAACCTAATGTTAAAGTGTAAGCGTTTCCGCCTGAAATATAGCTAAACGCTTCGGTCATTGTGCGACCTTCGAATAAATCTGACATAATTTTTATCTCCTTATATTACGCTTTTGTTGAAAGCAATGTTACGATGTGTGAATCATCAAGAATTGCTGCGTTAAAATAAGCAGTGAATCCCATTGATTGGAATCTATTAAGATAATCGTTAAATCCTAGTGGCTTTAAGATCATTTCAGTAGATACTTCATCAAGTCCTACATATCCATATGCGTTTGCACCAACAAAAGTGTTGTTGTAAACTGGAGCTGCATCTGTTGAAACTTTTACTAAAGTAGATGTAACCCATCTAGCTTCATCAGTTGAACCAAATTCTGATTTTAATACAGCTTCTTGGCTACCGTATTGAGAAGTAGGCATGAACGCATCTAAAGCTCTAATATCTGGCTTCATTTTTACGTGAGCATTAACCCAAAATGCAGCTTCTACTGGTCCTGTTCCAAAACGACTTGATCCATCAATTGTTGGAGTCATTTTTTCTGTGTTATTTTCATCTAAATATGCAATTGCTCTATTAACATCTGTTTGAGTTAATTCTGTTATCGCATTTCCGTTAACACCACTAAGACAAGAAATTTGTGCAACGCCAGAATCCCAAACATCTCTTGTTACTTTGTCTAGCATAGTATGCATGCACTGAGAAAGGTTATCAGCGGTTTCGCTTGCTGTATCATCTTCAACTACTAACAATACTTTTCTAGAAAGTAAAACTACTTTTCCAAATTCTTGTACTGTTACGTTGATATCAAATTTGTTGATTTGTTCAGGTGCTGGATCAGCATCTTCAGAAAGAACAACTGGGTCAGAATTCAAGTTTTCTTGTCTTCTAAACGCCATTGTATCAGTGTTTTTTTGTGGTAAGGTAAAAGCTCTACCAAATAGATTGTGGTTATTGTTAGGCTTTGATCTTTGTAATAAAGCTCTATGCGCCCATCTGTTGGACATAGAACCATATTGTGTGGTTGTTGTTACACCCATATAATATCTCCATATTGGAGGCCTTACCTACGACTACGCTTAGAATTCCTCCACACTACAAATTCAGAATCTGTCATGTTCATTACATCTACAGCTTGATTCATCGCCGCTGCCTTAGGGACTCCAGAAGGTGAATTCGGGGTGTCCTTTTTAGGTGCCGGCGTAGCACTTAACGCTGTTTTCTGCTTTGGACTTAATTTATCCATTAATTCCCATGACTCTTCATATCTGTTTGGCGCTGCTTCTATTGCTGCCGCTAAGTTTGGTCTCTTTTTTAAAAAGTTAGCTAATTTTTCGTTTATTGCTTCTGCTTTCTCTGGGTTTTGACGTATCCATGCCTTCTCTTCGACATCTCTCATCATTTGAACTTGCTGCTGTCTTAATTCAGCTTTTGTAACAGGTTCATATTGACTGTCGTCTTCTTCCTGAGCTGCAGGCGTTTGCATCTGTTTTAATTGATGCTCTCTATACATTTTAAGTTCGCCTTCTGCGTCTTGTCTTTTTCTTCGCTCCTTTTGAAGCGCTGAAAGAGGGACGTTTTGCTCTTGTTGAACTTCTTCTTTAGTCTCAGCAGTTTCAACCGCTTGAGTTTCATTAACAGGCATTTCTTGTATGTTCTCTTGAACTACTTCTTGTGCTTGCTCTTGTACAGCTTCGGTATCTGTCATATATTTATCTCCCGATTTAGCGTAAGATAGCCTCTTACGATGGCATTGCGCCCTTTGCTTGTAGGTAAGCGACACCTTTTTTATTAAATTCTATTTTTAGCTTCTCACCTTTCATCTTGGGAGCTACCATCCATAGAAGTTCTTTAATCCCTCTAGAATTTGAGACAAAATACACAAGTGTATTGCTTCTAAAACTAGGCAGTTGTTTTGTTAACTTAGGTTCATCAACGCGAAATACTGTTTGATCATTTGAATCAAACTTCGCATGTAATGTAAGGAAATAAGTTCCTTTAATATGTCCATGTGAACTAACGACATCATCAACGATTTTGTTTATAGATTTTTTTAACGAGGCCCTCTCCTCAACAAATTCTGATGGTAGTATTAGGTTAGTAACTGGATCTTGCATCATTCGTGTTGACATAGTAAACCTGCTTTACATTCCGCTCTTGCCACGTAGTGACTCTTTCTGAGCGTGTGCTTTTTGTAATAGCCTGTTGGCCTTCATAGCGTCTGGGTTAGAACTTGGTCCACATTGAGAACTTGTTCTTGATGGCTGACCCATAGGATTATCCTTAGTGGAATACATTCCTTTTCCAGAGCTTAAAGATGTTTTTTTCATAAACACTCCTTATTGTTGTTGATTTATGCCCTCTGTAGGCGGTGATTGTTGCTGAGCTTGAGAAGATTGTTGCGGCTGTTCTATTTCTGATTCAGCATCAACTAGCTCCTCTTTGCGAGCTGTCATTTCTTGCTCTTGCACATGTATCTGATTAACAAGCTCTAACGCCTGTATCAATCTATCTTCATGTAGTTTTGAAAGCTCAACGATAGCTTTAGCTTTGTTAAGTTCTGCAAGACTTTGATTTTGAACAGCTTCAGAAGTTCTCTCTATTCTTAGACCTTCGTTTGCATCTGCTCTAGTTCCTCTTTCGTGTGCTAATGCGTATTTCTCGGCAGTTGTTGCTTCTACTAAAGCGTCTTGTTTAGCTTGCTGTTCTTGTTGTTGCTGCTGTGCTTGTTGTTCGTTTTGTTCAATAGCATTTTGAAGATCCGACATGCCCGCCATCTGTAGAGATTTGACAATTTCAGATTGTGGAACATCAACAATACCTTCACGTTTAAGATTTACTAATTCATAATAATAAGCGTCTTTTTGTGACTGAGAGCGTACGCCTTCTTTTACTACTGCATCGTATTGCTCAAACTCTTTTTCGTAGAATTGCTCTGTTGGCTCTTCTCCTATGATTCGCTTTACTTTTCCAGGGGGATAATGATTTTGGATTGCTTTAAGAACTAAACCACCAATAACTTTTTGTGTTACTTCAACATTATCAAATATCTTTCTGTTAGTTCTAAGTCCTTGACCTATACGTACTTGTGCAAGTCTTCCAGAAATCTGAGTATTTCCTGCGTCATCAACCCCAAGAACAGATTCATTAACGTTTGATAATGTAAGAGTTAGTTGATCTAAAACATTTTGATATTCAATTAATGCAGGATTAGCACTACCGCCTTGTAACTCTTGAACTGAATTTAAACCTTCAGGAGCATTTTCAGGGTCAACACCAATTATTTTATTCTGTCCAGATTGTTGTAGGTCTTCTACGTCTGGAACGGATCCAATTAAATACTTGTAGCCAGTAGAGATTGTACTATCCATCATATCCACAATCTTCATGTGTCGTTTGTTGAATTGCCTTTGAGCTGAATACATTGTAGAAGCTAAACCTTGTATTCTTTGTGATGGCTCCCAAATACTTGGCTCCATATAGCATAATACAGGTGCAAAAGGGAATGTTTGGTTAATACCCGTTTTATCTTCACCCGTATAAACTGGCTGACCATTCAACATAATATTTAATTCAACGTAATCTCTATCTACTGATTGAATATCAACGATTGGAGGAAGATCTCTCTTATCCATTCCCATCATATCCGCTTCTTCATGAAGCTTTCTAATTCTATAAATACCAGTCTCTAACTTCTTTCTATCTTCCTTATCTAAGTCTGTTATGTCTCTATAGTAAGAACTTTGCTCATCTACCAAAAACGTTCGTCTCTTTGTTATCCTTCTATAATATTGATCATATGCCATCAAGTTTCTATTCCTACTAAGTACTGTAAAATTAGGGTGATATGATAAAAACTTGTCGTCTCTGAATGATGATTGAATATCTTGAATTTGCTGAGGATCAACAAAAGGTAATAGGCTTTGAACCATATTTCGCTCAATCAAATCTCTTGTGATAGCAAAGCTACAATCTTTTAAATCAATACGCTCAAATGTTGGATCTAAGAAAAATGAGTTGTAAGTTCTCTTGAAGAATCCAATCTCTCCATTAATAAAGTCTCTTGAATAATCCATTCTAAGACCACATAGAGATATTCCAGACTTAAAACCCTCATCGCATGCATCTAAGAACGTGCTATAACCTTCGCCCTTATCCCATGTATAATAACTAAGCTTTGTGAATTGATCCGCTGTCTTTTGATCGCTTCCTTCAACTGGAGATATAACGATACTATTTAGATTATCTCGTAGATAACCAGAAAAGAACTGTAGAGGCCGTCTCATGATATTAAGCTCTAATGGCTCCCTGCCTTCTTTCTGCAATGCTCTAAGCTCAGAATTTGACCAGGTATAACCAGATTGGGCTAAGGTGTAAACTTGAGCGTTTTTTACAAACGGACTCCA